CTGCTATTTGTCTAAAGTCGTTTGAATCAGGAATTGCACCAGACTCATCGCCAGTAAATGTAGTGTTAATTGTAACATAATGTGCTCTTAAATCATTTGTAGGATCTGCGCCAAATCCACCATCTGGTCCAATGACTGGTCTTACTGCACCGTTTGACCCACCGCCTCCAGTTATTGTAACTGTTGCATGATGATAACCAGTACCAACGTTAGTCATTGTAATACCTGTGATAGCACCACCAGATACTGTAGCTGTAGCCGCAGCACTTGCACCATCACCTGAGATTGTTACCGTAGGAGCTGATGTATATCCAGTTCCTCCATTTGTGATCTTCATATTATAGATTGCCCCGTCAACAGCATTTGATTGTACTGCCCATTGGTTTGCTAATGCAAGATCTCCAGAACCTGGATTTTCTTTAATATGTAATACAGGTATAAATGATGATGTTAAAAATTTAGAAGCATTAGTAGTGTTTACAGTAAACATATATTTCCATATGTAACCATCTGATCCACTATGATTAATAACTCCTGTTGTTTGAACTCCAGTTGCATCTGGATCTGTAGTAGAAGCTCCCGCTCCTGCTTTCAAACACATATATACGTTATTATTTGTTGTGATAACGTGATATACTTTACTTTCTATATTTGTATCTTGATCGTCATATTCTGCATATGTAGTACCAGAAACCCATAAGTTTCTTGGTGAGCTGTGAATAATGTCTGTGCTAGCAACTTTCTTCATGGCAAACATGTTTTCCCACAAAGTATTATTAGCGTAGTCATTTTCATATGGGGTATCCGGTGATGCATCACTTGGTGTCCATGCATTAGGTCTTCCCAAAGCCATGTAGAATTGATTATCACTAAGACTTCCAACAAACTTATTTGTTGTATCCAGTCTAAACTTACTTGTGATTATTGCTGCCATTTTATTTCCTCTTTTATGTTATAACGAGTGAATTGTTTCCACCCATTCCGAATTGTGTCTTTATATTGTTATTTATAACGTCTTGCACTGTCCAATGAGCAAAATCTGAGTTTGGACCTAAATATCTAAACTTCATATTATCCCAATGGTTTTGCATACCTATAATACTCTTTTCTGAACTACCTCGTGCAAAATGAGTATATGATTTTTCTAATATGTGACTATTAAACTGAGCAGGGCCAACCTGGAATGCACCAATATTAATTGAGTTTAATCCTGGTGCAGCCGGTAAATTACCAAACTGTGCCTGATCATTTGTAGATGTAAGTAACTTCACTAAGATTGCAATCTCACCAAAGAACTTAAATCCTGCTGGGTGAACTAATCTTGTAAATGCGTTCTTCCAATCAGATACATTCTTACCAGTTTTTAGAACATATGAAAACTGCTGGTAATAATAAGAGTCTTGTAAGAACTTTTTATCTGATAAGAATCCATCAGCTGATGTAAACAAACCTTTTGAATATGTATTTACAACATCACCATTTGATAATGCACTTGTAAACGTTAACTTATATTTAGTAGTAGTATCAGAATAAACTGTTTCAGTATAATCTGTACCTAAAGTTTGTAATGTATTATTTACAAATACAAGATCATCATCAAAGAATGCTGGTTGGCCAGCATCATTATTTCCAGTTATTTCAGTCGGTGTACCAGATATAGTAAATGTATTCCTAGGTGTAAATGCAGTTCTATTTGCTATAACCGCTGCTTCTTGATCTGTCCAATCACCATTAGATGGCATAAGTACATCAACAAACGGAAAATATGTTTCTACTTCATCATCATAAATCATTCTAAAGAATGATGTAATTGATTCAGGTGTACCACGTGACTTATAGAATTCAACAAGTCTCTTATAAAATGCTCTTGAATCTGTAGCAAAATCTCTTGGTACTGCAATACCAATTTCATTCTGTAATTCTGTAAGTAGATTATTTTCTACATGATCGATATCTCTTTGTATATCTAATGAGTTAAGATAGAATCCAGATTTATTTTGACGCTCTAAATATAATGCATATGTCTTAAGAAAGTTAACTAGATCAGGATACGAAGACTCGACATGATCGGGTACTAACTCATCTATGTACGATGATATATTATATTTTCCAAGACCGTGTGCCATTAGTTACTTACCGTTGTATAATCAATACCAGCAGTTGTACCGCCAGTAGCCATTGTATCTATCTCACCTGAAATGATAGCAGTTGATGTATTTATTGTTAATAATTCATTTCTAGTTGGTGACACATCTGATGATGCTGGTTTAACCGTAACATCAATTGTAGTAGAACCAGTAGGTAACGCAGTTGGATTAAATGAATTAAGAGTTACTATTCCATCTTCTTCATTTACATCACCAACATTTGTAGATAATACTAAACCGGATGTATCAACTATTTGAACAATACGTGTATCACTTGAGCTATCATAGAAATCTTTAAGCTTTGCATCTACGCCAGCAAATGTAAATATTGAAGATGTTACATAAGATCCAGTAGTTCCTGTAGTAGCATCTAAATCAGTTAATGCTTGATTAAACTTAAGTGTATATTTAGTTGCTGTTCCAAGAATAGGTGTGATTTTCTTTTGCATCTTTACACGAGTAATGTTAGATATGATAGCAACATTAGTATCATCAATAAGTTTACCAACGTTTGAATCTCTGTAAACCCCGTTAAAGCTCTTAAGTGTATCGTTATTATATGACACGAGTGTATTCCTTATTGATGTAGCCAAACCGCTTGCAGTTACCGTAGCTTTGTTAGGATTATATTTAAAATAAACTTCTAAATCAATATATGTATAATCAGGATCAACAAGCACTGGAGTGATACTTACAACATTCTTTGGTTTAAGAATATTTGTTTTAATTGTTGTCTTCTGTGCTTCAGTAAGTACTTCACCCGATAATGGTTTAATACTTACATAAACCTTACCATAATCTGGTACATCATTATCTTCACCGCCCCATACAGCAACAGCTTCTAAATCAGCAAATTCGTTTTTAATAATTGATTTATAATCATCAGGTGTTACAGCTCTGTTCTGTGATATATGAGCAAGAGGTGCATTAAACTTAATTGCTTCTTTACTTTCTCTTGCGGCACCACCAGTAGCTTTAGTTACAAGTGTGATAGTCTCATCAGTATTACCATTAAGCGAATCAGTCATAGTAAATACAGTAGCACCATTCACATTTGTTCCTGATGGAATTGTAGCGTATTCTATTGAAATACTATTACCATTACCTGGTCTTTTACCAATAATGTTATCACCAAATTTTACTTCATAATATCCATCTCTTCCTTCTTCTAAGAAATATACTTCTGATGTACCGTCTAACGTAACCATGTTTGTATTTAAAGCGTAAACTTTAGATGCATCTGTTGCACTTGAATCTGTAACAGTAACTTTAATTGAAGCTGTATTTACATTATTAGCAGGAATAATATATGATTCAAATGTATTATCCTGATATGTGTAATTTATATTTGATAATGTTCCTTGCTCTATTTTAATATTAGAGAACTTCCAACCATCAGTTTCATTATAGTTAATCGTTGTAGTATCAGAAGCAAACATTGGATATGTTACACCATCAATACTTGTAGAGAATTTAGTACCTCTAGTCATAGTTAAAGGTAACGGAGTATTTGTTCCATCATGATTCCAGAAAGGTGTAGCAGTTCCTTTTGCCATAGTCATATCAATATAAGCAACGGATGGAGCAATAGATCTTGGAGTATAACCTAATAATTTTGCATGAGATACAACTGAAGTTCGTAGCTGTGATGTATCAAGGAATGTTTCATTCAAAGCAAAGTTTGCATTCATTGAGTTGACATGAGTTACATATGCTAGCACATCAATGATTGTGCTCATTGCAGACCCCTCATAGTTATAATCGTTGAAGGTTGTATCTGTTGCCTTCATGTAGTTAATTAGATTTGTTTTTATATTATCAAAGTCTAATTCACTTGCATTAATTCTGCGTTCTATTGCCATTATCGTAATCTCTCTATTGTGGTAGAAACATCAATTATTTCGTTACTTGATCTAACCCTACCGGTTACTGTTATTCTTACATCGTTATCATCAGCATTTGCCTGTATATTTGTGTTGAGTACTTCTATTCTTGGTTCATAATTAGCTAAAGCAGTATTAATCGAAGTAGCCATATTTGCTGCTGTTATATTTGACATGTTTTCAAATAGATACGATCTAAGATTTGCACCAAAATCAAAGTTAAATGGACGCTCACCGTGATTCGTACGAAGTATATTTAATACACTTTGTGATATAGATGCATTATTCTTCTTTATTCCAACGTCATTGGTATTAGGATTTTGCTTAAAAGTAAAATCTAAATCTTTATACGTTTCTTGTCGTGCTATCGTTGCCATATATCTTATTTATACCTAAGTGAGTGGATCGGAAGGAT